TGTGTGAATCGGAAACAATAAAAGCTGACATTTTGAACACCTATTAAATGATGCGACATTGCACCGAATAGACCCAACCCGTGAGCCTACCCGTTGGAATCTCACTTTATGAGGATATCAAAATAAGCCATCAACCCCACACAGAGGGCAAGCCCCAACCCGATACAGGTTAACAGATCGTAAATTATGTTTTTCATGGTGATACCTTGTAAACGTCAATCATCGTATCTGGGTGAACCCATCGTTGCTTGGATTCTGGCGCATTTTTATGGCACAAATAGACTGTGTTTTCTGATCTCTCTCGCCATGCTGATCCCACCTCATCGTAAAGAGTTGATCCATTTTTGAATGTGAATTTCCAATCATCAGGGATTGATCCATTCATCTCAAGGTCTGCAAGGTCAGTGATAGCCATTGAGCAGACTAAATATTTCCAAGTATGAGTTTGCATGATGTTTAAACGCTTTCAGTGAATTTTGTCGCCAAAATAAGAACGATCAGACTCACCCATAAACCTGAAAAACAGATCAGGGAAAGCCTCTTCAATTCTGGTCTTATTTGTTTTATCTGCCTTTTGCCAAGCCTCTGCCAAAGAACCCGCAAAGCCACCGCCATGCTCACGCATAGTCTTTGCCGCATTGTGTAAAGCATTCCATCGGCAAGCCTGAACCATATTTTCAAAATCGAATGTCATTTTTAACGCCTTTCAAATAATGCAACAGTGCATCCAAAGCCACTCTGTCACAGTGGCTCAAGAGAAACTGTTTAAACGCTCTCACCAAGCCACTCGGCTCTCTGCTCTGTCAGTTGATCGAATATTGCTTGTCTTGTGCCTTTATAGCCCTCGGCCTTGAGGATGGCATAAGCACTGCGACCGCCTTTTTTCATGCCTAACATTTCAAGCCTTAGAGCTTGGCGTAAGGTGAGGATTCGCATTTGTGCAATGTGATCTGGGTTAGTGATTACTAACATAATTTAAGCCTTTCAACGTAAAGATGGGGGAAAAGAAGCGATCACGCCTTGATCAATATGAACAAGCTGAATCAAGTTATGTTTATTAAATGATCTCATACGCTCATTGAGAGACAGATAACGCTCAAAGTCTCTCAGCACTTTGCCCATAGTTCGAGCACTAAAAAGTACACTTTGATGCGTCCCCTCTGTCGCTGAATTGTGCCAACAAATAATTGCAAACGTATTCATAATTTAAGCCTTTCGATATAGTGCAACAGCGCACAGAAAAGCCCTTGCGAGCTTCCCTCTAAGCTGTTTAAACGCTTTGCATTTCTCCGTGATCTGGGCAATGTGGTGCGCCCATGTCATTGAGCCACTTTCCCGCCACTCGCACTGTGTAACCACAATCACGGCAAACACATTTCAACATTCTGGTTGACTGTTTCTTTTGAGCGTTTGAAGGGATCAAGTCAGCATGAGGATAAATGCCAAGCCTTTCCAAAACAGGTGACGCCCAGAGCTTGAATTTCTCTCCCGCAACTGTGGCGGTCATTTTGCCTTCTAAGCCGATTGCCAAGGCAGTACGTTTAAACAGCTTGCCATGTCCATCATTAGGGTGACAAGCATGAACAAGCTCATGCGCCAGAATGTCTAAAACCCGCATACTGTCGCTGATAGTTGGAGAGATAAAAATCTCCGCATGGCTATCGGCTGATGCTCTGGCTGACCAACATTCTCCGATTCTCCGATTCTTATTAGAAAGAGCCGATTTTGAGGGAAAGCCACAGCTTGAGCGAACCTCTAAGGGTAGGTCTACCCCATTGGCTTTAAAGAGGCTTCTAAGCTCTGTGGTTGCGTTTGCGAGCCATTGTTCTCTGGTATTAGTCATAATCATTCACGCCTTTAATAAAATGTTGATAGAAAAAGAGAGCCTAAAAATCTACCCTCTCACATATATAGCATAATAGAATCGTGCCAACTCTCGTAAGTTGTTGATTTATAAGACCCCTCCAAAACCCTATCAGTAGAAACCCTGAGAACATAGGTATACAATTATTTAAATTATTAAATTCGGGAAATGAAACCATGTCAGGCAGACCCCCAAGCGATAAGACCATTCAGTTTAGAAGGGTATTGGATAACCCTAAAAGAGCCATTCTATTGAGTGCGGGACAAGGAAACATCAGTGATGGATTCGAGAACCTAATAGCCCTCTACCATCATGTCTACTCATTAGGTTATAGGGTAGGAGAGCCAATGGATAGAATAACCCTAGTTACGAATGATTCTCATTAAGAATTCAAGTATCCCTAAAATGGTGCTTCCGTCTCATTCTCACCACACAATCTAAATGCGAACGATTCTCATTTGGAACAACTGGATAGATGACCAGTGATGCGTTTAAACACAGTAGTAGAAACCCTTAGGTAGAAACCCTAGGTGTAGAGAATGTATGGGGGGGAGGGGGTAGGTAGGGTTGGTAGATATTTGTGGTACACCCCACCCTCAGAAAAAGCTAAATTGACCATTCCAGAAAGGACAAAATGGAAACGAAATTAAAAAGAGGTCGTGGTAGACCAAGGGGTTCAGTAAAGATGACCATACAGAGGTTTGCTGACAACCCACCTGCTATTCTGCCTAAGACAGACCACCAGAGGCTCAAGGAGCTTAAGGAGTTGATGATTAGGAGTGGAGGTAAGGATGTGGCTCAGAAGGTGATAGAGATAGCCCTTAATGATGACCATCCCCATCAATTAGTAGCGCTTAAGATGTGTTTAGATAGGACTCTACCTGTTTCTTTGTTTGAAAAGGACAAGAGTCAAAGGTCGGCAGTCACGATTAATATCACTGGTTTGGGACAAGAACCAACCATAATTGATGAACAACCTGAAGATGTAGAGGCTAAGTATGGCTGATCTGAACTTTAGTCTCCTTCCTTGGCAACAAGAGGTATTCAAAGACACGACTCGGTTCAAGGTTGTGGCTGCTGGGCGTAGGTGCGGTAAGTCACGTATGGCGGCAGTTACCCTACTGATAGAAGGACTCAAGTGTCCACAAGGCTCTGCGGTTCTTTACGTGTCTCCTACTATGGGACAATCAAGACAGATTATCTGGGACTTACTGCTAGACCTTGGCAGAGAGGTTATTCAGTCCTCCCATGTAAACAACCTAGACATTACCCTGATAAACGGGGCTAGGATATACGTTCGTGGTGCGGATAGACCTGATACCCTTCGTGGAGTCTCATTGACCTATGCCGTACTGGACGAGGTTGCCGACATCAAACCTGAGGCTTGGGAACAGGTCATTCGAGCAAGTTTGTCTGATAAACGGGGTAGAGCCTTGTTCATCGGCACTCCGAAGGGCAGGAACTGGTTCTACGATACCTTCAAACTAGGCGAGAGTGAGGATGATCCTGATTGGAAGTCATGGCACTTCACCACTGCTGATAACCCTCTGATTGACGCAAAAGAGATAGATTCCGCTAAAAAGACCCTAAGTTCTTTCGCTTTTAAGCAAGAGTTTATGGCTTCGTTTACCAATGCTGGCTCGGATATCTTCAAGGAAGAGTGGATCAAATACGGGGTTAAACCTGAACATGGAAGCTATTACATCGCTGTTGACCTTGCGGGATTCGAGGAAGTTGCCAAACAAGCCGCTAATTCTAAGAAGCGTCTGGACGAGTCTGCCATCTCTATCGTTAAGGTCACAGAGGATGGGAAGTGGTTTGTTGAGAAGATTGAACACGGGAGATGGGACATCCGAGAGACTGCTTCTAAGATTCTGATAGCTATTCGGGACTACCGACCCCTTAGTGTGGGGATAGAGAGGGGGGCGCTAAAGAACGCTGTTTTGCCCTATCTGAGCGACCTTATGCGAAAAAACAACACCTATGCCCATATCATAGATTTGACCCACGGGAATAGAAAAAAAGCGGATCGAATCATCTGGGCTTTACAAGGTAGGTTCGAGCATGGCAGAATTGTGTTAAATTCGGAAGAAGATTGGGATGAGTTTGTAGACCAGTTAATCCTGTTCCCCGCACAAGGGGTTCACGATGACTTGCCTGACTCCCTTAGTTACATTGACCAACTTGCTGTCACTTCGTATATGGAAGAAGATGACTCCGAGGAGTGGGAACCAG